GCCCCCTCTTCATGGTTCTTGTCTTGTGTAGTGCGTCTGAGGTGGGAGACGAGGAACATTGCAACACCAGTGCGCTCTACAAGCGAACGCAGACGTGTCATGGTTGTGTCAATCATTCGCCTTTCATCGCCATCAAGGCCACTCAATAGAATGGAGAGGTGATCAAGGAAGATGACACGAGTATCAAGACCTGTTGCAAGGTACTCAATACGATTGTATATCAAGTCTGGATCGAATGAACCAAAGCCATCAAAGAGGAACAGGTTCCAATTAGCAAGTGTCTTGTCGTATGCATCAACAAGTGTACTGTGATCATGCTCACCAAGGTGCAACGATTTACCGACTGCTGCGGACATCAATCCTAGAGCCGTTCTACGGTTGCTTTCTTCAAGAGCCAGGTACCCGACCCGTTCACCTTTGGTGAGTAGGTGAGTTGCAAGTTCACGGCAGACGGAGCTTTTCCCGATTCCACTGCCTGCAGTAATTGTAATAAGCTCACCAAGGCGTATTCCGTGGAGCTTACTATTAAGTCCGGCGAAGGGGTAGTCATAATCTGATGGTGGAGTCGGTGTAGTTACAAGCTCTAAGAGCGATTTCCCGTCAACGATCCCATCTGGACGGTAAGGTTTCGCGTTCCAAATAGCCTCACGAATCGACTGAGAGTCATTGGCAGTGAGGGCGTCTGACGCATCTTTGTAATCATTCGAGAGCGATGCAATCTTGCATTTGCCAGGTGGCAATACGCTTGCTGCTTCCTCCGTCGCCTTACGGCCTGCCTCGTCATTATCGAAGAACAGGACAATCTCCTCGTAACCCTGGAGCCAGGGGATAGCCCGTTGTATCGACTTCTTGGCCGCTGCAGCACCGCTAGGTAAAGATACCATCTGCCACCCCGGCATAGCCTCTTGACATGAAGCTGCATCGAGTTCCCCTTCAGTGATGACGACTCGTTTTCCAGTGGCGGGAAACAAATGTTGTCCAAAGAGGCAGGTAGGTGGTTGTCCTTCATAACGAAAGTCTTTGTCTTTAGTCTTTGTCTTGCACCCAATCAGGATGCCAGACTCATCATAGTAATGAAATCGTAGTACATCACCATCTTTGTAGATCTTGTACTGTTGGCATACTTTCTCAGAGATGTTCCGCTTATTCAGTCGTGTGGCGGAACCTTTGAGCTGTACATTGGTGGACATTTTGTGAGTGTGAACAACTTCTTCGGTGTGACCGTAGCTATTGCAAGCAAAGCAAAAAGTGTGCCCATCAGAGTACAAAGAGTTTGCATCTGATGAGCCGCACGTATCACACGGTAAGTGCCTGACGAACTCGCTCTCGCAGGACTTTGTATGCTTTAGTCTGTTCATCGTGATACTTGAGCCAATCGTTCACTGCAACAACAAATCCCTTAAGGATTGCATCTGCATATTCAGGACGTGAAGAATCAACATCAGCAAGGATGTCACCAAACATCTCAGCGTAATACTCAGCAGTGCCGTAAGTCATGTTAGCCATTCGATTGGTATTGAGTGGAATGCACACCAAGGGAAGCCATGTTTTTCAGCCCACTTGGCGTAAGTAGTCTTAGATCCTTTGTAGATCTTGTTATAGGGAGTTTGAAAGACGAATCGAATATCTAATTCGGGATTTGCTTTCTTCACTGCTTTCATCTTCCTTCGATCCTCCTCGCTGAGGTGACCCTTGGTTTCTAGAAAGACACCATTCGGTAAAAGAAAGTCGGGCGTGTAGTTGCATTCAAGAATGTAGGGAACTTTAATGGATTCGTATTCGTATTCAACTCCTAACTCAAGAAGAAGGTTAGACACCTTCTCCTCAAGACCAGAGCGAAAGGCCATTAGAAATCGTTGTCCTCAACTGCGTCGCTGATGGTTACGTTAGGTTCAGACGCCTTGAAACCTTTAGTCTGACCAAAGAGAGCTGCCACTTCAGTTTCACCAAGATCGCCTGTATCAACACCTGCAGAGGAGCCGACAGTAATGACTTGGATTCCGACAAGTTTAAGACTTGTACCGTAGGTGACACCATCACGCAGGATGTAAGGTTTCTGGCGGAATGCAAGCTTAACCGTACTGCCGCTATAAATAGGTGTGTTTGGGTCGGTGATGACCGTTCCCTCAGTGTCCACCACGGGTGGTTTAGTCTCTTCATTCCAGCTGAACTTAACTTTGTACTTACCGTCTGAAACCTCTTCCCAAGGTTCAGGCTTAAGCGTAGAGCGCTTAGGATTCTTAAGCTTAGACTCTGCCCACTTAATAGAATCAGCTCGATCTTCTTCAAGCTTTTCGACAAGCTCTTGATCGACAATAGCAGAAAGTGAGTAGCCAAACTTACTTGGCTTCAGTACAGCCTGATAACCTTCAAGGACAACAGGCTGTTGGGTAACGTGGATGGATTGTGCCATTAACAAAAGAAATAGGTGGATTCAATTACGGATTCCGGTTCAAGGTCTCCGACAATCGGTGGTTCAGTCTCTGCCCCTATATGAGAGGCAAAGTCTCGCAGATAATCGTGCTCGGCAAAGAGATGCATGTAGGTTTCTCGTACAATGGAGGACAAGGTAGACATGTCCGTTGCACGACAAAGCACAGAATCGTGGATAAGAGCAATGGGTGCGTCAAAGCGTAAGACACTCAAATGTAGCAGGCTAGCATCGAGGCTGTGGATTAGGTTAGGTGCTGTTGCGTTCTTGTGATGGTTGAGATCAACCTCATTGGAATCATCAACAGCTACCTTCATCTCACAGCGACCAAGTAACTGCAACTGTAATGTTACAAGTAACTTCTTGTTTAGTTTCTGATGTACAACAAACCCGGAAGGCGTTGTCCATCTTAGATACTCTTTACCAGCTTTGATTGCATTAGCAACCTCTTGCTCAATCCAAGTCATAACAGCCATAGGACCAGGTACGACAACATCCATGGCATTGCGTACAGCCTTAACTGTTTTAGTTAGATCGTCCTTACTAATCTCTACACCTTTCTCAGCTAGTGCGTCTCTGATGTACCCACGATTAGAAAAAGGTTTAGCATTGTAAGGAACGGTCATAACGACCCTTTTGACAGTTTTTCTATCCATATATGGTTGGATAGACTCAGGACAATGAGGTTTAGCTTCCTCAGCTACTACCTTGTACGCATCCTGTGGTTTATCACCAGGAAGGACATTCACAAGACGTGCTGTAGACTTATCCCTAGCTAATCCTGCGAGGATTTGTAGTCCTGAACAGGTTGCATCGGTTGCCACCATAAGACGTGTGAACTGCCTATCGGCAATTACGACGCAATGGTAGTACTCTTCAGCAGCAGCCAGGAATTGCCAAGGTTCCTCAACTCCTTCCCATAAAGGTAAGTTACCAATGGGATCTGTCGCTATGAGTGTGAACAACTCATGGTTATTTCTTGCCCATTCTAGTCGCTCAGTCATTGGTGCTTTATCAAGACCAAATGTGGTAGCTACTTGAAAGGCTAACCAACCCTCTGCTTCAGGTGTTATATAAGACCCATCAGCAAAGACTAAAAGACTTTTTCCAAAGTCTGTATCTTGAGGAGTAAGAAAGGCAGGAATAGGATAAGCTCTACCTCTATAGTCAAAAGACCACGGAATAAAGAACCTATCTACGTCTTTGAATCTATTCACTGCCTCCATTGTCATCCGAGTACGACAAGATTTCTTGAACTCTTGTGCATTCAGATTCATTACCTCTGCCGCTGCTCTTCGATATGCTTTACGAGACTCTTTGTTCTCTGCAATATCAAATGGCTTTGGTGGTAACTCATGGTTCACAATAGGGAGAAACTTACCAACAGCTCGTTCCAATCTATCTAGTTCTTCCGCTACCTCCACAATGAATGGATTAAGAGTGAAGGCAACCTTTTGAATCTTGTTCAAAAAGTTGATTGGTGTTTCCCCCTGTATACACCCGTGATCGCCCCTACGTACCATGTCATGCCCCCTCATCACCTCATTGAGAAGGTAGCCACCAGCTCGCTCATTGGTCCAATCATTAGGCTCGATAAGCATAGGCCAAGCAAGAGGAGCAAATAACTCTGCATCCTTCATTACCTGATCCTTGATAGAAATAAACTCAGGCGTAGGTACTACGTAGTTAACACGTTTACGCCCCTCTTGGCGCATCTCTTTTGTGAACCAATTAGATACCTCAATGATACAATCGAGCAACCATGCACCAAGTTTGATGCGGTTAGCCCTCCCCCATGATTGCCATTGTTGTATGTCACTACGATTCATCAGTGTTTGAATCACTGTGAGTCGTTGCTCGGTACCACATGACTTGTGCCAGTAGTTCTTCTTCAGTGTTTCCAATAGACCAGGAGCACATCGCTCATAGTAACGCATCTGACACTCAGCCTCTACAGCTGAACCAATGCCATCACATACTGATTGAACCTGATCACTACCTTCCTTGTAACTGAATACCTTATCGAAGGTAAGTTTGAGTGCAATAGCAGCAGCAGCTAGAGGCTCTAGTTGACTGATGTATTGTGCAATCTCTTTGAATGCAACACCGTTTTTACCTTCATGTATTCGGTTGTTAGTGTCCTCTAGACGCTTCACCAAGATAGGCAGAAGTATGTCTATAGATGCAATGCCATACACCGTAGCTGATGCATAGCTCTTCTGCTGGAGTGCGTCCGTGTTATCTCTTAATCGCTTGAGTCCTTGACGTATTTGGTCACGCTCAAGCTGCACCTGTTCATCAATTTGAGCAGGTGTGGGCATTAGTTATCCTCCACATTGATGGGCACTTCTACCTCATCAAGACATACAAGCTGTGCAAGTTCAGGATGCTGCTCACTGAACTCTTCGTTGAACTGTTCAATGGTGATGATGCTCATCAGTAGTCTCGGTCAGGTGGGATAAGAAGATGGATTGAGTCGTGATCGCAGACAACGAACTCGCTATCTGCATCAGACATTAACTCGTTGACTTTACGCTGAGCTGCTGCACGTTGGCGATACACATGCTCGCTTACCTTACGTGTCTTAGGATCAGTGACACGAATGATACACACAACAGAAGATGGTAACTCCCAACCACCTACCTTCCACGACATAACCTCCTCAAAGGTATGACGTTCGAACATCTCATCAGGTGCGTCCTTGTATTCTTGCCAGTTGTTGTCATAGTACTTTTGCTTCTTACCACTCATCAGTTTGCCTCACGTTTAACAGTTGATCGTTGCGTTCACGGGACAACTCTAGAGCCTTCCATGCGGCTTGCTCAGAGTCGGGTGCTAGTAGATACCAAACACCTGAACAAAGGGTGATCTCGTACTCACGAAGACCCTTGCAAGTTGTGTACATTTGTCGTTAAGCGAGTGAACAAAGAGACCAAATGTGTAGCCACAAGTATACACAGCAGCGATACTTGCAGCTATTATGAG